TGTGAGGCCGGTGCCGAAGCAAGCGCCTCTTTTGAGATTATTGCCGAAACAGCGAGCGCCCGCACAACCGCGATCACGCCATCTTTTGGCGATGGTGCACAAATGTTTCATCATCAAGCGGGGCAATTGGCTTTTAGTAGCGTCAATTACGTTGTGCGCTCTTTTGAGTTTACAATCGACAACAAGCTTGAGCGCGTGAATAATTTGGGATCCAAATTGACCGGACAACCGCAAATTAGCGATGTGCGTGAGGTTACAATTACATGCACGCTTGACCTCGAAGATAACAACCTATATGCCGCGCAACTTGCGGGCACACAAAGTGACGTGTCCTTGACGTTTACGGCCGGATCCGATAGCTTTACATTCCTACTGCGTAACGCAAAGATCACCGAATACAGCGATGATGTCACGTCTTTTGGGCGTGTTGAGCGTACGGTCACATTTTATGGCCTTGCGGATCTATCGGTACCTGAAACGGCTTTCAAGTTGACTATGGTAAACGACAACGCAAGCGCGGTATCAAACTAATAAACCACAAAAACAAAGGGGTGCATGATGGATAAAAATATCCTCGAAGAGATCATTGCATCCGCATCTTTTGTTGTTGATGCCTTTGATGGCATGATCAAAATTGAGGGGCGGATCTTATCACCGAGTGAGGTTGAAGCGGCCGGTCTTGCTAGTGCATTATTGGCAAGCGCTATTTTCAAGGGCCAATCAAAAGAGCAAATCGAAAAAACAAAAGACATTGCCGAACGTGTCGAGCGTGGTGAGGTTGATGATTTTGATGCCCTTATGGATATTGTTGGCCAAATGCAGCCGGATCAACTTGAAAAAATAGCCGAAAGAGAAGATCGCCTTTTAATGCGTTGTGTTCGTAGGTGCTCAAAAGACGGCGGTGCAACATGGGAAAACTTGCACCTTGTGAGCGGCATTGATCAACAAAATGCACAACAAAATAAATTGTGGATCGGTATGATCCGCACCGAAGATCGAAAAGCAATCCTCGAGCGTGCCATGAGCGGGCACAAGGAGGCGCAAGCCCGTCTTGCGGGGTTTCGTCAATGATGAGGAGCTTGTGCACATGTATGATATAATTGGTCGCACTTATGGCGTTTTGCCGTCACAGGTTGCGCAATTAAGTTGGTCGGATCTGCTTATCAATGTACAATGCGTTAGGGCGCGGGGCGATCGCATCAAGCGCATCCTCAAAACAAGCAAACGCAAAAAAGACATGATTTTTCCTAACATTTCCATCATTGACCTTGCGGATATATTATGAGCACAACCGTTGAGTACATTTTAGAGATCGATAGCAAGGGCGCACAAGCCGGCCTCAAACAAACCGATCAACAAGTACGAAAAACAACCTCATCGCTTAAAAATATGCGTGCGCAAGCGCGTGGCATGAGTGGATCATTTCAAGCGGTAGGTGAGGCCGCAAACTTTTTGGCGCCTGAGTTGACCGGTTTGGCCGATGTTGCGGTTGCGGGTGCGCGTACATTTCGCGGTTTGGGGAGGGCGTTAGCAAGTGGCAACCCGATCATTATTGGCCTTACGGTTGCGATTGGTGCGGCAATTGCTGCATACGCTGCATTTAATGCCGCCAACAAACGCGAAGAGGAATCATTGAAAGCGCTCAACAAGACGCTTGATGAAAATACCAAAAAAATACAGGAAAACCAAAGCGCATACGACAATGCCGAAAAGGCGATCTTGACAAGCGCCGGCAAACTCAATGATTTGCGGCTTGAATACGCATTATTATCGGGTGATATAAGCAAGACCGAAGAGGCCGAATTGAAGCGCTCATTTGCAGCCGAACAAGCCGCATCAAGCCTTGACACGCAACTGCAAAATCAAGTGCAAGCCAAAAAAGATAGCCTCAAGCTTGCACAAGATAATGTCAAGGCCGCAAAAGATCGCATCGCGTTTTTACAAAGTGAGGGCGATTTTTTGGCGCGCGGCGGCGTATTGACCGCCAAAGGCATTGAGGCAAGAAAACAAGAAGAGGCCGCATTGAGGGCGGTGCAAGTTATTGAGCGTGATCTTTTAGATTTGCGCACCGATGGTGCCGAAAGGATAAAGGCGCAAAGTGATGAGTATTTGCAATTGCAAGATGCAATAGGCCGCAAAAATGAGGAAAACCGCAAAAGAGAAGAGGCGATCGCCCGCTCAAAGGAACGCCAAACGCAATTACAAGGGATCCTCAATAGCTTGACATCGCAAGCGGGATCATTGGCATCGCGGTTGTTGGATATACAGATCGCACGCATGGCACCGGCCGATCAAGTAAATGCGCAATATGAAAAGGAGATCGCCAACCTCACCAAAACAGAGCGCGAGATCATCAAGCAATTTGAAGCAGCACAACAAGTTGCACGCTCAAAAAACGACCTTGTAAAACTCACGGAGATACAAGCCCAAAAAGAGGCAGCTCTTGCCAATATACAAGCCCTTAAAGATGAGGCCGGGATAACCGCGCAAAAACAGATCGGTGCATTGGCCGGCAAAAATATCAAGGTGCAAGTCAAGGGCTTTGCAGATATAGGCAAGATCACCAATGGTGTACTTGATCGACAAATCAAAGCGCAACAAGAGATCGGGCGCATTGTTGGTGAGGCAAATGATGATCAGTTGACCGCGCTTGACCGCATAAATAATGCCGAACAAGAGCGCCTCAAAACATTACAAGACATCGCGACACAACAAGGCATCAATACACAAGCGGCACAAGATGCAGTCAAGGCACGTGCCGCAAGAGAAAGGGCGGCCGAAAAGCAACGCCAAACCGCGCAAGCCGTTGGCATTGGCGAAACAGTAATAACCGCCGCGATGGATCCAAATGCACTTATTGGCGCCGTTGGATCCGCCTTTGGCCCCGTTGGTGAGGCGGTTGCGGGTGTTGTTGGTGCATTGTCCGCATTAGGGCAAGCCGATCCCGAACAAATAAAGCAACAATTTAGGGCAACATTTGAGGGTATTGCGCAAGGCATCAAAGTGCTTGTGCCGTTATTGGTTGAAATGTTGCCATCAATACTTTTTGATGCGGCCGGCATGATTATCAATGCCTTGATACAATTACCTTTTACTATCGTTGCATATCTTGCCAAAGCAATACAAGAGCTATTCAGGGGTATTTTTGATTTTTTCAAAGATCCGATCGGCAATTTAGGCAAGGCGTTTGCGGGTATGGTCGAAAAATTAGGAGAGTTGATCACACAACCGTTTGCGGATCTCTTCGGTGGATCAAAGATGGGCGGCGGTCGCATGCTATCCGGTCAAGGTGGTTTGCGTTTTACCGGTGCCAATCGTGGCCTTGCGATGTTGCATGAGGGCGAAATGGTGGTGCCTAGATCGGGGCAAATGTCCTCAAGCGTTGCGCGTGATGTGTCAAAGGCGATGGGCGGCGGTGGTGTGAGCATCACAATAAACAGTGCCATAACAGAACGATCCGCAATTGATGATCTTGTGCGTAAAATTGAGCAACGCTTTGGCGCTTTTGGCCAATCAAAAAGCACTTTGTTTGGGGGTGCATAATGAGCGCAAAATTTTGGTATTATCCGCAACCCGATGGGCGGCATCTTGTTGAGATCGATCTTGATGAGCCTATTGCAGAGCTGCAAAGTGCGCTTGAGTATGATGCGGTCGATGGTGTCACACAAAGCGGCGGCATTTATCGATCCATTGGGCGGGGGGGCGAATCCGTATCAATACAACGCGACCGCATGCAATTGGGTGAGGATCTAGCGATACAATTTGATGCACTACAAAACCATCTTGATCGTGGCTTTGCATGTGCATTTGTGACCGATTATACAAAGGCGTGGTGCGCTGCATTATCATCACCGCCGCAAGCGGGTTTGTTTACTGTAAACGTAAAAGATGCGGTTTTTTCATCTATCACGGGCACAAGCGTTGTGCCGGTTGCGGGTGATTACGTTGTTATTGAAACAGATAGTCCGCCGTATATTCGAGAGGTGCAAAAGATCGCCTCAATAGATGTGACCGCCGCAAGCGGTGGCAATGTTACCTTTACAAAGCGACTAAATTTTGACTATTCAAACCGGTTGGTTTTTATGCGGTGGTATCGCTTTTGGCCATTGCTCAAGCGTGCGCAAGGCGGCATCGGATCGCCAATAATTACGAATGAAAGCGGGCGGTTGTTTTCGCTCAATGTTGATCTTGTTGTCGATTATGAGGCGCTCTTTGCTTTCCACAATGGCGCGGGCTTTTCAATCAATTTGGGCGTACTACCGCCGGCAACCGGCGATCTTGAGGATCAAAGCGGCACCTTTACGCTTGACACCGGCGGGCGATACCTCAACACGGGATCGGCGGTTAGTGATAAGGGCGCATCGATCAACCTCACGACATACAACGCAATAAACAAAGGGCTGTTTTAATGGCGTGGCATGAATCGTTTGTATCCGCACTTAGTGTGCCATCAATAACGCCGATCTATACGCTCGAGGTGATACGATCAAGTTATGGCGTTGGCAAGCCGGTTGAGATCTTTAGCAATAGAGGTGCATTGCAGATCACAAACGCAAATGTACAGGGTACGCAAGTGATCCCACAAAGATGGTCCGTATCTTTTGGCGGCTTTGATGTTGAGCTTGTTGGCGATATAACGCAATACACGCAAAGTTTAATGCGGGGTTGCATTGCGATCTTGTATGTGCAGCTTGTTGGCTTGACCGGAAAAGAGCGCATATCTATTGGGCAGCTTGATCAAATAAGCGGGCAACGCGGTGTTTTCCGTGCGGTATTCAAAGATATACTATCGGCATTTCAATCGCGGATCGATTACCGCACAAGCGGCGTGTATGATTACTCAAAGTTTTTTTATGATACCCTGACAAAAACAACCGTTGCATCAACATGGTCACCTAGTGACACAACCTTGACCGTTGCATCATCGGGATCGTTTACAAAGTCAAGTGCTCATCGCGGTATTTTGTATTGCGTACCATCAAGCGGCGCGGATCCATTTTATTTAGGGTGGAATAGTGAGGCCGCAAACGTTTTTGCACTTTCAAGCGGATCGGCGGTGCACCCATCAACCGCAAGTGCATCAACTTTGGCGGTTGGTAGTGAGATATACAACGCCGTGCGTATTGCGGCGGCACCGTATGCAGTTTTTACGCAATTGGTGACATCAACGGGCGCGGGCACCAATGGGCCAAATGATGTGTTGCCCGTGAGTTATGGATCCGGCTTTCCTTTGAATCATTCTTTCATCGATTACAATGATGCCGTTTCCACAAACGCATATATACGAGGTGCGGCCG